CATTTATGAGAACATCCAACCTGGTAGAACAGTACAGGTCTGGTACACAACTGAACCTACTACCTTAGATAGCAACACAGATGACTACGCCGATGTGACCGGACTTCCTGCTTCTTCTGCAGAAGTAGCAATCCTTGGTGCCTCTTACAAGTTGCTCTCATACCTTGATGCTGGTCGTATCAACCTGAGTTCAGCAGAGGCTGATCTTAACGATACCAAGATTTCAAGCAGTGCAGGTGTGGCTTCATCTCGCTATATCTATGCTCTATACAAACAAAGACTTGATGAAGAAGCGCTTAAACTGCAAGACAAGTATCCCATCCGAATCCATTATACAAAGTAAGGCAGATAAATGACTAGAGAATATTCAAGCATTAGCGTTGAGACAACGCTTAATAGCGGTATCAATACTACCGCTACTACTATGACAGTTCCATCAGTTGCTGCTGCTACAGCCTTGCTTGGTGGAATCACCCTTGATCCTGGCAACGTAGATATATTTACCGTTGCGATAGATCACGATACTGTTAACGAGGAAATCGTTTACATAACAGGTGTATCTGGCGATACTTTTACAATCAGTCGAGGACAAGCAGGCACAGGAACTGCTGGAGTATCTGGCATTACTCATAATGCTGGTGCTTCTATCAAGCACGTAATGACATCAGATGACTTGATCTTCTTCCGTAATGGTTCTTCACCTCTACCATCATTAGGATTTAGTGGATCTACATCTGGAACTACTACAGTGCAGGCAACTGCAGTAGCTGGCACCACAACGCTTACGCTACCTGCTGCTACCGATACTTTGGTAGGTAAGGCAACAACCGACACTCTTACTAACAAGACTTTGACTAGCCCAACAATCAATACAGCAACCATAGCCACTCCAACAATTACTGGTGGCACTAACACGGGCAGTATCCTTGTAGCACCAGAAGAACGCACTACAGTATCTGCTACTGCAGCAACTGGAACTGTTAACTTCGATGCAGTAACTCAGGGAGTTCTGTATTACACAACTAACTCTTCTGCTAACTGGACACTCAATGTTCGTGGCAATTCAGGAACAACACTCAGTTCGATCCTAGCTGTAGGAGATGCAATCACCGTTGTATTCCTTGCTACCAATGGAGCAACTGCTTACTATCCAACGGCATATCAGATTGATGGCTCTGCTGTTACTCCAAAGTGGCAAGGTGGAACTGCGCCTACTGGTGGAAGCGCATCATCTATTGATGCTTACTCATTAACAATCATTAAGACAGCATCAACACCAACTTACACAGTACTTGCCAGCCAAACTAAGTTTGCATAAGGAGTAACAATGCCTTTATTAGGAACTAGAGCAGGTGCTTCTGCTTGTGGTTATGGATTGTTTGGAGGACCAAGTGGTCCAATTACCACAAATGTTCTTGTCGTCGCAGGTGGCGGCGGTGGTGGTGGCGGTGGTTCATCAGGTGGTGGTGGTGGTGCTGGTGGTTACAGAACAGACTCAGCATTTCTTTTAACTCTTGGAACTTCTTTCACAATAACAGTTGGCGCTGGCGGTAGTGGTGCTGGATATCAAACACGTGGATCAACTGGTAGTAACTCAGTATTTTCAACAATCACTTCTGCTGGAGGCGGTGGAGGTGGTGCTGGTTTTAGCCCAGGATCTTTATCTGGTCTTTCAGGAGGTTCTGGTGGCGGTGGCGGAGCTACTGTAAACGATAGTGCAGCAGGTGGTGGTGCTGGAAATACACCATCAACTTCTCCATCACAAGGTAACAATGGTAATGGTGGTGGACAAGTACCTGGTTCCTATGCTATTGGTGGACAAGGTGGAGGATCTGGAAGCGGTATTAACGGTACTGCAAATAGTATTACTGGAACTTCTGTTACCTACGCAGGTGGCGGCGGTGGTGGTGGCGAAGGAACTGGCGGAAGTGCTGGTGGTACAGGTGGTGGTGGTGCAGGAGCAACATCTGGTGATGGTCCTACAGCAGTTGCTGGTACTACAAATCTTGGCGGTGGTGGTGGAGGCGGTGCTGGAACTTCTGGATTTAGCGCAGGCCGTGCTGGTGGTTCTGGTGTAGTTATTATTAGTTACCCTGCTTCAAGAGCAAACCTTACAAGTATTGCAGTAGGTTTAACATATACGCTCACAACTTCTGGTGCAAATAAGATTTATACATTTACAGCAGGAACAGGAACGGTGACTGTTTAATGGCACACTACGCATTTCTTGATGAAAACAATATCGTTACTGAGGTAATCCCAGGACGACACGAGTACGAAATTGTTGATGGTGTCTCTGACTGGGAAACTTGGTATGGAGAGTTTCGTGGTCAGCGTTGCATCCGTACCAGTTACAACGGAAATATTCGTAAGAATTATGCAGGAGTAGGTTACACATACGATGAAGATCGTGATGCTTTCATAGCACCAAAGCCTTCTGAATCCTATGTTCTTAATGAAGACACTTGCCAATGGGAAGAGGTAATTGAATAATGCCATACGGCTCTGATATCACCGAGGGAATACCCTACGTACTCTCCAACCCTGCAGGAACTACTAACTATACTCAGACTGGAACATTTTACGATGTAGCCTTTTCAGGGCTACCGTTCTTTGTTGCTGCCTCTGAAGCACAGCCTTATCGTCGAGTCACAGCGCAGTATCGTAAGCAACAGATTGACCAGACGCGTGAACCTGGTGAGCAGACGCTCACCGGTTGGTGGGTTAGATCTCAATCCTCGTTCCACTTAGGAGCGGGGATTAAGTATTTTGAGCCTATCCAAGAGGAGTCACTGCGCTTTCAGTACACAGAGTCTAAAGGTTTAGATGTCTGGACTAGAGGACAGGCTACTCTGCTCAACACTACAGTCAGAGCTGAAGTTGCAACAGCAACCAACCTATTCTTATTTGGTGCTAGAGATACTACTAATAACGTAGATGCAGTTGTCTTTACTGAAGGACCTGATCTAAAGAAACTCACTATGAGTGGTGATACGCCTACAGTTACTACCTATACCTTGGTAACATCTCCGCATACACTTGATTTCAAAGCGCTTACTTCTGATGGTACTCGGTACTTTGCAGCAGATAATGCTCGTATCCATAGAGGTAATATCTTTGGTACTACATCTGATGGTCATATCTACGATCTTAGTGGTCCAGTAACTACAGTAGTACTGCGATATGCAAAGCAACGTTTGCTAGCTGGAGTTGATAGGGATCTATACGAATTAGATTCTAATAAGGCAACCACTTCAGGTGGTCACGCTTTGCCTACTGCACTTTATGAGCACCCAAATCCATCGTGGATATGGACAACCATATCTGAAGGACCTGCTGCTTTCTATGTTGGTGGCTATGCTGGATCTCAGTCATCTCTGTACAAGATTACATTAGATACTGCTAATGCTAACGCTCTTGGATTTCCAGAACTTAATGTACCAACAGTAGTTGTTGACCTACCAGAAGGTGAGATACTCAATGCCTTCGATGTATACCTTGGAACCTTTGGAGTTCTTTGCACCAGTAAGGGTGTAAGAGTTGCAGTGATATCTGCCGATGGTGATGTTAGTTATGGACCATTGCTACTAGAGACAGAGTGCAAGAGCGTAACCTTCAAAGATAGATTTGCCTACGTAACAACCCTGCAAGATGGTGAGTCAGGTCTAATCCGTATTGATTTATCACAGCCAGTAATTCCTAATAGCCTTATCTTTGCCTATGCTTGGGATGTTTATGCAAGCGGTGAGACTGCCAACCCAGTATCTACAGACTTCCTTGGTAACACCGATAGAGTCGTCTTTGGTGTACCAGGTGATGGAATATGGATTGAATCTGCAAGTACCCTAGTACCAACAGGCTATCTACGTACCGGTTATATCCGATACAACACACTTGAAACTAAAATCTATAAACTGCTACAAGCTCGTATCAATACGACTAACGGTGGTATTGCTATCAGTTCTGTTGACTCAGTAGATACCGAATACAACATCGGTACATTTGCACAGGGTACGGTTGTCCCTGAGATCAGCGTGAACTATCCAACTACCGCTCAAGAGTATCTAGGATTTAAGTTTACCTTTACTCGATCAGCAACTGATTCAAGTAAGGGACCGCTCTTTACTGGCTACCAGTTGAAGTCGCTACCAGCAGTTCCCCGTCAGCGCCTGATCCAATACCCAGTATTCTGCTATGACCACGAGAGCGATAAGTTCAGCAACGAAGTAGGCTATGAAGGATCTGCCTATGATCGCTTGTCTCAACTAGAAGCCATTGAAAATGTTGGCGACACCATCCGTGTTCAAGACTTTAGAACTGGTGAGGAATACCTTGGCATCATTGAAGAGATGGACTTCATCAACAAAACCCCAGAGGATAAAAGGTTCTCTGGATTCGGCGGCACACTTCTAGTCACAATTAGGACAATCTAATGCAAGCACAAGACTATGCAACGGTAGCTGTTGCTGTATGTACCATCATCGGTGGTTTTGCTACCGCAGTACGCTGGTTAGTTAAGCATTACCTGAATGAACTTAAACCAAACTCTGGGTCTAGTCTCAAGGACTCAGTTATCCGTT